CGCAGTCGGTGGGCGGTGACGCCCGGGGTCTTCATCTCAGCGTTGGCCGCCCGCATGGCCGCCCTGGTGAAGGTGGCCGGGTGCGGGATCTCCGTGCCGTCCTTCAGGGTCTTCCAGGGCAGGATGAGCCCCAGCCGGATCTGCTCGCCGCGCAGCTGCAGCAGGTGGTCGTAGAGCCAGCCGGGGACGTCCACCGGCACGGCCGTCTTCCCCTTGGTGACAAACTTCCTGCCCACGATCCGGCCCGGGGTGTAGGTGTGGGCCTCCCAGTCCATCCACTCCCACCTGGCGCCCAGGGCCTCGGACTCCCGGAGCCCCAGACCGGCCATCAGGCGCGTGGCAGTGCCCACCTGGGGGTTCCGGGCGTGGCGGTCGACGCACTCCACCCAGGCCTTCACCAGGGCCACGGGGAGGATCTTCTTGGGGTTCTTCTGGGGCTTGGGGATGGCGATGTCGTAGGGCTTCGTTGTGATCGCCTTCCGGGCGATGGCCCAGTTGAGCAGCAGGTTCAGGTTGCGCATCCAGCCGGCCACGGTGGCGTCCGACCTGGTCTCGCCTGCCCTGCCCTTCCCAGCCCGGAACTTCCCGCGCGCCAGCTCCACGACCTCGTTGGTGAGCCGGTCGATCTTGAACTTGTCGAGGCCCTGGCTGTCCCAGGTGTTCACGTTGTTCCAGTGCCCGATGGAGACCTCAGCGGCGTTGGCCACCAGCCAATCCTGCCGCAGCTCCTTCAGCGTTGGGATATAGGTCCCGTTGGCCCGGGCCTTGGTTTCCTTGATGACCTCCAGTGCGAGCTGCTCGGCCTGCCCTTTTACCTTGCCCAGGTTCTTCTGGAATCGCTTCGTGTGCTTCGTGTGCTTGGTCCCGGCCTTGCAGGCATCACATTCGCTAGGTTGGCAGTCCACGGTGAAGCGGACCTTATAGATGCCCGAGATTGCATCTTTCCAGAGCTTCATCCGGCTTTCCTCACGCTGAACCGCTCAAGATACCACTCCCAGCACTCGTCCCATTGATACCAGATGCGCCTGCCCTGCTGAATGTAAGGCATTCCCATGACCTGCCACGCCTGAATGGTGTGGTAGCTCACTCCCTCGCCCCGCATGGCGCGGAACTGGTCCGACAGGCCGTGCCAGTTAATGAGGTTCATGACGCCACCCTGAACTGGTCGAGGATCTCTCGGACCCTCGATTGGGTTTCTTCTCTGGAGGTGAGGCCCTTGAGCCTGTCGGCGATCCAATGGCACTGGGGGCAGAGCGCGATGAGGTTGTAGGCCCAGTCGCCACCACCATCACGGACCGGGAGAATGTGATGCATTTCGACGGCAGTCACACGCTTGTTGAACAGCCGGTTCAAGGTCTCCCTGGATGCGCCCCAGCCGCAGACCTCGCAACGGCACTCAGCCAGTTTCAGCTTCATCTGGCGCAGGACGTTCGGGTTCGTGTCCCCTGCCCTGCGTTGCTGGGTCCGGGGCTTCGCCTTGCCTAGCCTGACCCAGGCCAAGACATCATCCAGCTTGAACCTGGGGCGCTTGCCGTTGGCCACCGTGGGGCACCCTGCCCTGATCCAGGCGTGGATGGTCAGGCTGCACACCCGGATCGGCTCGGGCTTGAGGGCTCGGAGCGCGAGGATGAGCTGCTGCTGCGTGAGGATCATGGGGCGCTCTCAGGTGTGGGTGAAGATCACGTAGCCGGGGGCAAGGCCGGGAGAATTTCCGATCACGTAGGTGATCGTGTAGGGCCCCAGGCTTGCCGTGCTGGTAGTCCCATCCCGGTGATGCTCAAAAAACTTCACCGTGTCGCCGGGCTGGAAGTCGCGATCCTGGGCATCACGGATTTCCCAGGGTTTGAACCCGAGCCTCTTCCTTTGGAAGTAGTCGGTCTGGAGCTTCAGCTCATGGAGCATGGTTACCCTCCGTCCTGGTAGGGGTCGCAGATCAGGTCGTTCAAGTCTTCCTGGTCCTCGACCTGGTCGCGCGTGAATGTGGCCTTGTCGTTCTTGTCCCGACCCGTGGCCTTTTCGCCCTTTCGGACGTAGTAGCCCAGGAGCTTCCAGCCTTCGAAGGTGCGGGCCTTCACGGCTGCACCCAGGGCCGGGCATGCCGACAGAGCGAACAAAGGCAGATGCGGGGGACGTCTACGATCTCTCCGGTGCCGGTGAGGGCCTCAGACATGCGCCGCGCGGCGTGGTCGTGAGAACGGACCATCTGCTCGGCCACCCAGGTCAAGGCGTCTTCCTTGGCCTTCAGGTGCTGCAGCTGCGGCAGGAGTCGAATGACCATGGGGAGCGGAATCTTGTCGGCCAGTTCAGAGATCGAGCTGGGCGCGCCGGGCTGGCCAGGGCCGAAGGTCATGAGAAGGGGGCTCACGGGTGCACCTCGGGGTAGTGGTCGACCTCAGCCTTCCACCGGATCACCGTGCGGTGCTCCCGCGGGCGCCGGTCCATGCGCTCCAGCTCGACCTTGTGGCCGTTCTCGACCAGGCGCAGGACCTTCACAGAGCGCTGCTCGTCGTCTCGGAGAATGTCGCCTGCCTGGATCATGTGTGCCTCCACACGTGGTTCACGACGAGGCAGGCCAGGAAGATAAGGCCCAGCAGGGCCAGGGCGCGGTGGTGGTTCTTCATGGCGCCACCTCCTCGAAGCTCACCCCCACTTGGAGGGTGAGCAGGTTGATCGTCAGGAAGGTGCTCACGACCGCGTCTACCTGCTGGGCGAGCGTGGGCGCGTAGATGGAGCGCGGGCTGGCGCCGGCCACAAGGAGGCGCGTGATGCGGGTCATGAGGCGGCCTTCTCGGCTTCCTCGACGCGCTCCACGAACTCATTGGCGAAGCTCATGTAGCAGTCGTCGAACTCGATGCGGGTCCAGCCGCCGGCGCAGCTGGTGACGTCGCCTTGGTCGCTCGTGGCCCAGGGATACTTCTCCTTGCCTGCGGCCGTGAGACGCACCCGGGCACCTTCAGCGAAGGGCGCTGGCGGTTCCGGCTCTTGGGCGGGGCGCTCGGGCTGCGCTTCGCGGAGCACCTTGGCATAGGCGATGAGGCCCATATATTCGGCCAGGTGCGCCGGGTTGTCGGCGTGGGTCCTGCGCACCTTGGACTCGAATTGCGCGAGGGTGCCGGTGAAGCAGCCGCAGACGATCTTGTCCTGGTAGAGGAAGACGGTGGTGTAGGCCTGGCGGCTGCCGATCGGTCCGACGCAGATGAAGGGCTCGAAACCACGGGCCCCGTCGAGGTTGGCCCTGACGAGGTAGGCCCCGTCGAGGTAGGCCCCGTCGAGGTAGGCCCCGTCGAGGTTGGCCCCGGCGAGGTTGGCCCTGACGAGGTAGGCCCCGGCGAGGTTGGCCCCGGCGAGGTTGGCCCTGACGAGGTTGGCCCTGATGAGGTAGGCCCCGTCGAGGTTGGCCCTGACGAGGTAGGCCCCGTCGAGGTTGGCCCCGGCGAGGTTGGCCCTGACGAGGTTGGCCCTGACGAGGTAGGCCCCGTCGAGGTTGGCCCTGACGAGGTAGGCCCCGTCGAGGTTGGCCCCGTCGAGGTTGGCCCCGTCGAGGTTGGCCCCGTCGAGGTTGGCCCTGACGAGGTTGGCCCTGACGAGGTTGGCCTGCTTGCCCTTGGCGCCGTAGGACTGGCGCCAGAGCAGGTGGTCAGCGAGGATCTGCTTCAGTTCTTCGGGGGTGGGCTTCTCCTGGCTCATGCAGCCACCTCGGGCGCCCAGCTGGTGAACTTGTTGGCGAGGGTGTTGGCCTCGACGATGGCAGCCAGTAGCTTCGGCCAGGTGGCCTTGGCGTCGGCCTTCCAGGCAGCTGCCCAGGCATTGCGGTGGGGGCGGAACTCCTTGAGTTGAGAGTCCAGGGTCGCGGTGCTGCCGGCCAGGTCGAGACGCTGGCAGAAGATGTCCTTCAGTGTGGTGAGGCGCTGTCCGAAGACTGCCTTCTGCTCGGCCTTGGTGCCCTTAGGGAAGGGCTCGGCCAAGGTCTTCTGATCGGCAGTCAGTTCGGGGCCGGCCTCGACCATCTCCAGTTCGGCGGCGTCGAACCAGGAGCTGTAGCCATCGCCATCCAACGTCACGAAGTAGGGAGCGTTGTCCTCGGTGCTGCCATCGTCCTCATCGATGACCCCAGTGCGGGGCTTCTCGCCAGCGTCGAGGTCTTCCTGGCAGAGGACCTCCTTTACCCTGTCTCCCACCTTGAACTTGCGGACGACCTCAACGTCGATGATGCCCAGTGTGGGAAGAACCTTGGCGGGCTCGGGCGTAGGCTCGGGAGCAGGCACTTCCGCGCCCCTGCTCGGCTCTCCGGAATCCTTGAACAGGGGCACACCAGGAGCCGGGGGTGCTTCCTGGACGACGTAGATATCGTGGTCCAGCAGGACCAAGCAGGCCTTCAGGATGTCCGCGGCGTCCTTGGCGGCTTCGGAGGCCTTCTTCACGTCAGCCTTGGACGGGTGGTTGATCTCCATGTACTGGCAGCCCAGGTTGAGCTTGATCAGCACGGTATCGATGGCGGTGCGGTCGGGGGGATTGGTTGCGGTCATGGGTTCCTCAGCGGATGGAAAGGGAGTCTTCGGAGTAGAACTCGCAGCCATCGACCTTGGCGTCCTGCTTCATGGCCTTGGCATAGGCATCGAGCGCCTTTTCGTTGATGGTTTTGAACTGGTCGGGGACCTTGGTGGGGTCGACCACCCTGCACTTCCAGATCTTCGTGGTGGACGCGCCGCGAGGCTTCGTGGCCACCGGGGGCACATAGGTTGCGATGGGGGCAGCCTGGGCCTGTGCGGCCATGGCCTTCTCTTCCAGTGCCTCTGCGGCCGCACTGTCGCCGGCCAGGGCAGCTTCCTCGGCCTGGGCCAGGAGTGCCTCAGACGCGGCCTGCTCCTCGGCCTGGCGGTCCAGCTCGATCTTCTCCAGGCGCCGAGCCTCAGTAGCGGCAGCGGCCGCGATGCGGGCCTGCTCCTGGTTGAAGGTGGTGATGCTGCCCTTGAGGACGAGCTCGCACTTGGCCAGGAACTCCGTGGCTGGGCGGAAGGTGTCCATGATGGCTTTCTTCTCGTCGTCCAGAGGCTTGGTCAGGCTCTTCCGGTATTCCTCGATCTGGGCCGCGAGGGCCTTGATCTCGCGGGTCTGGTCAACGGCAGCCTGGGCCTCCTCGGGGGTGTTGATCTTCACCCCCTGGACGTCCACGGGGAAGGAGGTGGCACGGAGGATGAGGAGGGAGCCCTCCTCGGGGATGGTGGCGAGGGCGTCCATCAGACCACCCCGATAGCTGTGCAGAAGCGGTTCCGAACAAGGCTCATCGTGGGAGCCTTGTCTTTGTAGGCGACAACTGAAATACCAGATTTGCGGTAATCAAAAGTTATGAAAGCTCTAACAAACAAATCTTCACCACGAGAAGAACTGATCGCCCTGTTGTTTACTTGATTAACGAAGGAAACCGCCACCGATGGGAGTTCATTCAAATGGCCCAAAACCATGCTTCTGTAAGTGTTCAAGATGTAATCAGCAGCGCTTGAGTCCATGCGCAGACGGAACACAGCAGCGGCCTGAACAGCAGAACTGCTAAACGTCTTTTTTGTTGATCCGCAATGCGCGATTAGCATTTCAATTTCGGGTTCAAAGAACTTAATAACCTGTTCTATTCCTGTTGGTGTGGCGCCAAAATTTCCATACAAGATCCTGGATAAAAAAGCGCCAATGGCATTCTTGCGCACAGAGCCACCAAGAACATCGGCCACTGATCTTTTGATACCAATGTCGACAGTCTTGAAGGAATCAACTGGGACATCCCGAGTAACATTCATCTGAATCGGATGCCCGTGTTGAATAATGGCTCGGAGCCGGTGCTGACCGTCATTCAAATTCCCAAGAACATCAAACGAGATTCCTTGATGATTTGGAATCCACTCCCCACGGGACATCGCCGCAGCAAGATTTCCAACATGGGTTACTCTTAAATGGCGATTGCCTTGGTGGTTCTTTTCTAGGTATTTTTCGGCCATGGTTGGGGTGATTGTTTCCAGGGTGGTTTTCATCAGACCACTTCCTCGCCCGGCTGCTCGGGGATCACGACGGCGTTGGCGTAGCCCTTGTCGTTGACCTCGAGGAGCAGCTCCACGCCATCCAGGAGGTTGACCAGGTTCTCGAGGTCGAGGCGCTCACCGGCCGCGGGGGCCTCGAGGCCGGCGGCCAGGTGCAGGCGATCGATGTTCAGGCCGGCGTAGTGGTCGGAGGACGCGCCGGAGAACTTGATGACCATGTCCTTCTCCACGGCCGTTTCCACGGACTTGAAGGTGGCGATGAACACGGCCTGGGCGCTGAACTTGGCCAGCTTCTCGCGGTCGGTGATCCGCTTGATGCCGGTCATGAAGACCGGGTGGGTGCCGGGGCCGATGGTGACTTCGGAGACGCCTTCGGGGCAATAGCTCATGGGTGGTGCTCCTTAAGAGGCAGCCGCAACGGGCTGGTAGGTGGTGATGGGGGAAGAATTGATAATTCGGACGGTGCGCTGGGACCAGGTCTCACCTTTCGCCGCGATGGCCTGGTTGCAGAGCTTCGTGCGGAGCTTCTCGAACTCCTCAGCCTTCATCCGGGCGAGCGTGGGGCCGTTGGCGCCGGGCAGCAGGTGGCCGGACTTGAAGGCCCAGGACCGCAGGGCGTCGCGGTTGATCTTGAAAGCGCCGATAAGGGTGTTGAGAGCCTCGTACTGGATCTGGCTGATCCCGCCGGCGGCCTCGTCGGTGTCGGCCGGCGTTGGGTCGACGCCCTCCACGAAGTCGTTGGCCTCCTGGCTGATCTGCTGGACCTCGGGGCGGGGCAGCTGGTTGATGACCTCGCCGGCGGTGGTGGGCGCCATCGACTCGGGGTGCATGATCGAGCGGAGGCTGACCACCTCGGTGCGCAGGGCGGCCAGGCTGGCGGGGCCTTCGGATTCCCATTGCGCGATGAGCTTCGTGCGGGTTGGCTCACCCATGCCGAAGGTGACCTCGCACAGCTCGACCATGGCGGCCACCCACTCGGCGGGGGGCTCATCGGTAGCGGGCGTGGGGAGCGAGGATGCTCCAGCACTTCCGGCAGATGGCGAAGCCGGGGCGGACTTCTTTGCCGCAGCGCTCGCACCGGCTTGGGTAGGGCGCGGCGTGGCCGCCTTCGTCGGGGCAGCAGCGGCCGGGCCCGACTGGCCGCCACCGGTGGGGGGCACGGGCGCCAGTTCGGCGCCGGAGGCCAGCCATTCAGCCAGTTCCTTGCCCACCCGCTCGTCCAGGTTCAGGCTGCGGCCCTCGAACAGGCCGGTGCGGTCCTTGGAGGCGATGGCCAGGTGGCTGTTGCGCTCCACATCGAACATCACGCCGAACTCGTACTCCATGCCGTCGGAGCTGATGGGAGCCAGGCCGACCTTGCGGACGGTGCTGCGGCCCTTCTCGTCCTGCTCCAGGGCATATTCCATCTTCGAGCGAAGAGTGCACACCACGTGGATCCGGGACTGGAGCAGGGTTTCCACGAACTTGTTGTGGAGCTGCTTCATCTCGTTCCAGTTGGAAAACGAATTTCCCCCCCTTGAATCCTTGGCGGCCTTCTGATCGAGGATGCCTCCGGAGGCCGCCCACTCGTGGGTGAGAGAGTCGATGACGACCACCTCATAGCCGCCCTCGATGAAGGCCCGGAGTGCCTCCAGGTACTTCTGCGTGGTGAAGGGCGCCTCCAGCTCGATCACATCGAAGTCGAAGCGGCTGGCGTAGTAGCTGGCGCTCCGGTTCTCGGAGTCGATGACGCCGATCTTTCCGGTGGGCGCCAGGCCCTTGGCGATGCCGATGCTGCCGAGGGTCTTCCCGCCCCCGCTGGGGCCGGTGACGACGAGCTTCAGGTAGACGCGCTCGCGGACTGCTTTCTTGATCTGGACGCTCATGCGGGCTTCTCCATGGGGGTGAGGTCGGGGGCGAAGATGTGGGGGTGCGCGCTCTCGACCTGGTCGAGGTATTCCCGTTCGGCTTCGTTCTCGACGGGGATCTCGCCGGCATGGTCGCGCTGGTGGTGGTCGGCGAAGGCGTCGACCAGGGCCGTCAAGGTGGGCGTGGCAGGGATCTGGCCCGAGCCCACGGGCCGGTCCATGACGGCCGCGAGGTGGGCATCCCGGCCGATCTCGTGGCGGCTGCGGAGCCAGTCAGCCAGCGCACGGGTGATGGCCGGCACGATCTTGATCAGCGCTTCTTCGATCTCGGCGGTGGTCGGCTGGTCGGTGGTGAGCATCGTGAGCTGGGGAATCAACTCGGCGAGGGTGGCTGGTGCGGACTGTTCTACGGTCCTGATGCTCATGCGATCTCCTTAAGCCATGCCCACCTGAGGCCTTGGCAAATCAGCTGGATGGATGAATACGAGACGCCGAATTGCTTGGCGATCTCCCGATGAAAGAGCCCGGTCTTTCGCAGCCTGCGGATCTCCAGGACCTGCGCTTCAGTCAGCTTCGAATTACCCTTGTCTTCGCCGCGCGAAGCCTGATTGAGGCCATTGGCAAAGGCGTGGCGCATGTTTTCCGTGTAGTCGCACCACTCAAGGTTCTCGACCCTGTTGTCGGTCTTGATGCCGTTCTTGTGGTTCACGAGGGTCTTACCTTCGACTGGGGCCAGGAATGCTTCGGCAACCAGACGGTGGACGCTGAAGTAGTGCCGGACGCCCTCCTCATCGCGGATCCCAACGCAGGGATAGCCCGTTCGGAAGCCACCAAACATGCATTCCCAGTTCGACCGAGTCGCCGTCTTCTGCCCTGGGACACGGCAAGTCCAGGCTCGCCCATCAGCGGAAACTCCATAGAAAGGGAATCCAGTGATGGGCTTGATATGGGGCTGTTCGGTGGTGCGGATCGGCATGGCTTCTCCTGGCGCCGGATGGCGCGGCTATCGCATCTGATCTGCCCGTCAGAGGCTGGGTGGTGGTGTGAAGGTGGTTCGCCTTGCTGAGAACAGCTTACGATTTCCGTTAGCGCATGCAAGAGGAAATTTACACTTTCTGTAAGTTCCCTGCGGGCAAAGAAAAGCCCCGACGAATCGGGGCTGGATGAGTCTGATGCCGGTAAATCTAGTTCTGGAAGGCCGTGACGACGCCACCTTCCACGTAGATGTAGTTCCCGTGGTAGACCCACTGCTCGGATTTCCCGTTGGCCGTGACGGTGCGGTTGACCTTGTCGGGCTTCCCAAGTGATTTGACGAGCTGGGCCTCAGTCATACCTACCCAGATTTTATGGGCCTTCACCATGGCCGCCTGGCGCTTCACCTCAGCTTCGGCCTCAGCCTTGGTGTCGACAGCAGCCTGAGCCTTGGCGGCCGCGACCGCTGGGGCCTGTTTCACCTGCATGACCATGCCGATGATCATGCTGATCCCGAGGAGCCCGCCGCACCCCCAGACGAATGGGTGGGTCTTCTTCTTCTCGTTCACACAGCCTCCTCATTGTTTTCCTGACGATCTTCTACCAGGGAAAGCCTGATCCGCGCAATGGTCCCGGCCAATCTTCGCGCAGGGCAGTTGTAGGCAGGGAGGTCCTCGTAGTGAGCGCTCAGAGCTGCGATGAAGGCGTCTTCGCTCGCGTTGCGGTAGCGTCGCACGGCCGCCTCAGGGATCAGGGCCTCAGCTGCCCAGCGGTCGGCCTGGGCTTCTACCTTGGTCGCCCGAGTGGCGCAGGGGGCTCCGGAATGCTTCTGGAGATGGGCCAGCTCGTGGGCAAGGAACCACATGCGCTCAAGTAGCCCAGATCTCTCTGGGATCAGCAGCAGCGGTGGGGAGTTCTTTCCCATTACACCAGGTGGGACGAACAACGCGCCCGGGCAATCTCCAATGCCTATCAGCGCACCATAGGTCTGCGCCAAGTCTTCAAAATCCGAAAATGTTGGGTAGCGCCGGGAGAACCAGGCCGGGTTTTGCATCCCATGATCCTAGTCGCTGGCGTGGGCGGCAATCAGGTTCTTGGCCATCCGGTACCACTTCAGTGCCGCCTCATCCGTGAAGTCTGCAGCTCGATCCTTCCCGAGGGTTTCCCGAACCATGGCCCGGGCCCGGCGCAGCTCCACCTGGTCCTCGCTGGCGTCGTCCAGCCATAGGTCTTCCAATTCCACCCCGAGGTAGGCAGGCGCGAACTCCAGCAGCTTCTTGGAGACCGCACGCCCCCTTTGGTCCAGGTAGCCCTGCAGCGTCGCAGTGGAAATGTCACCGAGAGCCTTGGCGATCTCCTCGTCGGAAACCCCTGCGTCCCTCTTCTCTTTTACGAGTCGAACAAAGAGGTCTCGGTTCCAAGTTCTCATCCCTACATTTTGCGTAAGTATCTGATTTTCCGCAAACATACGAATTTCGTCAGTGTTTCGCTTGCGCGACTTACGAAAAGTGTTAGTTTTAAGGGCATGAGCGAGACCCTTCTTGAGCGAAGTGAAACCCTGGCGACCATCATTGGCTGCCACCCCGGGACTGTTTACCGCGCCATTAAGCCCCGGGAGGACATGACGAAGCCTGCCGAGTGCGGGGCCCCTCTTGCGGCCGCCATCCACCACGCGAGCAATGGGGAGTTTGCGGCCTGGGAAATCCGCCCGGATCTCTGGTTGCCCGGGCAAGTGCCCCCCCGTCCTGATCGTATCGCCGCATGAACTCATGGCCCGAACTCCACCACGGTCCCCGGCCCGCGCTTCAAGTAGCGCATCCGGCGCTCCAACCAGGGACGCAGGGCCAGCGGGCCAGCGACGCGCAATTCCTCCATCGTCATGAAAATCACAAAGACAACCCCCCGTCCTACCCCGACGTGCTGACTGCCCTCAGCGCTGCGGTTCACTGCGCCCGGACCAGTTAGCGCTGGCCCGGGCGTTCCCTTTCCCCTGCTTCCTTCATCCACCAAGGATCCTCCATGCACAGCAGTGTGGGCAGCCCCGCCAATCAAGACCAATCCCGATCTATTGATCCACTTAAGCTCAAGCTGAAAGCGCGTCTCCGCACCGAGACCGACCCCAACCTCTGCGGGCAGGCTCAGAAGGCCATCGCCTACGACCTCCGGACCTCCGAGGCGCAGCTCACGCGCTACCTTGGGGACCAGTATCCCGACGACCTCCCGGCCCACAAGGTGCCACACCTGACCCGATCTGCGGGCCCGGGCTACATGGAAGAGCTGGCGCGGCTGTGCGGTGGCGTCTACCACCATGGCGAGCATGCGCCCCACCAGCACCAGGACGTGGTGGTGGTGATCGGGCTGCTGGCCAGCCAGTCCGGCAAGGTGGTCCAGCAACTGCTCCAAGACCTCGACAAGCACCTGAACCAGAAGGAGGATCTGCCGGGCCTCCGGAAGCTGCGGACCCTCGTGGAAACGCTGATTGCCGACGTCGAAGGGGGTGGCCAATGAACCCCGCCTTCGCCGCCCAGCTCCAGCAGATCACCGAGTGCCGCTATGAGGCGCTCCTGAAGGTCGAGCGCGAGCACATCGCCGCGCTTCGCCAGCTCATCGCCAAGGGTATGAAGATTCCCGAGGTCGAGCCGGCCGCTGCAGCGGAGGTGCTGTCATGAGCGAACGCTACTGCCGCAATTGCAAAGGCCGCAGCTTCGTCTGGGGCCCGGTCCACTTCCCCGGCTTTCCTCCCCGCATGGACTGGCTGCCGTGCGAGGTCTGCAACCCCGTGACCGACATCGGCTGGCGCGTTGCCGGCGGTGTCATTGGCCTGGCCTGCCTCATCGCGGCCGTGTGCCTGTGGTTCCGGCCATGAGCGGCGACCGCACGGCCCTCCCTGGCTTTCTCGAAGCCCTGTTCGAGCCCCCCGCGCCCACCTGGGCGCAGCAGGCATGCACTCACGTCCTGGCCGCCAAGATGCCCGACGGGAAGTTCTTCTGCCCCTCGTGTCGGATGGTGTCCGCGTGGCCGCTGGTGCGGAAATGAGTGCGGCCACGATCAAGGTCGACAACCTGCTGGACGAGATCAAGTACGCGACCCACGCCGGTGACCTGACCAGGGCCCAGGGCCTGGTGGTCGAGCTGCAGGTGCTGCTGGCTGAAATGGTGGTGGGCGCATGAGCGCCGCGGCTGCATTCCAACAGCGATGCGAGATCCGCTCTGACCGTGAGTGGTTCCGCGAGGCCCTCACCAAGCGCGACGGCTACAGGTGCGTGAACTGCAGGGCCGAGGAGGGCCTCCACATCGACCACTGCGTGCCGGTGGTGATCGGCGGCTCCAACGACCTGGAGAACCTCCAGTTCCTCTGCCAGCCCTGCAACTATGCGAAGCGAACCAAGATTTTTAACGCTCGTTTCGCGTCGTTGTGCGCGGTAGAACCGGCCCTGCTGCGCCTTGAACGGGAGTGCGAGTCGTTCATTCCCAAGCCTGGGCAGAGCTACGAGTGGTTTTCCATCCGTTACATGAGGCCTAGGCTCACAAAACTCGTGGGACATGGGCGCCCGACACCAGAGATGGATGCCTACCACGCGAAATATCCTCCTCGTGAGGCTGGCCCTTTTTTGGTGCTGGACTTCAGTGGCATCCATGAGCTGCCCGACCTGCCTGACGAGTTCATCTTCACCTCTGGCGCCTGGGACATCTGCTGCTTCCACCTGCTCGAAATCTTGGGTGGCCGATGACGATCCCGGCCTACACCTCTCGAGACTGGGCGCTGGATTTCCATGACCACGGGTTCCAGGTCGTCCTCGTCCCACTGAAGGGCAAGCACCCCGCTGTGCCCTGGAAGCAGTACCAGGACCAGCGCATCCCCCGTGAGCAGGTGGAGGAGTGGTTCCTTCAGGGCGAGCACAACCTGGCCATCATCACGGGCGCCGTCTCCGGCATCGTGGTCGTGGACGGCGATAGCCTCCAGGCCTGTGAGTTCATCGAGGAAACCTGCACGAAGACGCCCATGGTGGTCCAGACCCGGAAGGGGCGGCACTACTACTACCGCCATTCCGGAACCAAAGTCCCCAACGCTTGCCGGGTGCTGGACATCCCCCCCGTGGATCTCCGCGGGGACGGCGGCCTGGTCATTGGACCCGGTTCGACCCATCCGAGTGGCCACGTCTACTGCCTGACCTCCGAGTCGAATATCACTCCCCCGCCAGAGCTGCCGCTCTACGAAGAATCCTGGTTCCCCGAGGCGGTGAAGGCCACGCTCACCAGCTTCGTCCGGCCGGTGCTGCACTTTGGTGGCCCTGCCGAGAAAGATGCCTACGAGTTGGCCGTGCGCTACATGAACAACGTCCCGGGAGCCATCACAGGCGCGGGTGGTGACAATCACACCTACGTCCAGGCCTGCAGGCTGGTTCGTGGGTTCAACCTGAGCGACGACCAGGCGCTGGACATCATGCGGGAGTGGAATGCCCGGTGCCAGCCGGCCTGGAGTGACCAGGAGCTGGCCGCGAAGATCACCCACGCCCGGGCGTATGGCACTGGGTCCTTTGGCTCGATGCTGGCCCGCTCCCGCTCTGTGGGTGGCCTTCTGATCTACGGGCAGGCGTGATGGGACACCTCGCCTTTGAAGTGGACCCGGACAAGCTCGTCGAGATTCCAGCCCTGTCCGTTTACTTCGGCAGGGAGTTCCTGGACAACGTGCCACCCGAGCAGAAGTGGGTGGTGCCCGGCCTGATCCCCCAGGGAATTCCGGCCGTGATGGCCTCGCAGCCGGGCCTGGGAAAGTCGTTCCTGTTCCTGCAGCTCTGCATCGCGGTGGCCACCGGGAAGCCATTCCTGAACTTCCCGGCCTCCGGGCCGAGGGCTGCGGTGTTCTTCGGGCTCGAGGATCCCAAGAACCAGTTCCACGCCCGGGTGCTCAACATCATCGACCTCTACAAGTTCGCCGATGACTGGTCCGACGCCGACGCCAAGAACTTCCGGACGAACTTCAGCGCGCCATTCATCAACTGGAAATCCAGCGGGGCCACCAGTTTTCTGCCTGACCTGATGCCCAACATTGAGACGCTAATCGGTGTCTACGAGGCCCACCAGGTGACGCCCGGGATCATGGTGATAGACACCCTAGCCCGGGTCTCCGATGGGGACGAGAACACTGTCCAGGGGCTGCGGCCGGTCCTGAACGCCTGCGCGCGGATCGCCGAGTCGGGGTTCTCGCCCATCATGCTGCACCACGTCGGGAAGGGGCAGGACGGCGCCAAGAACGCGAAGGATAAGCCCACCCTGGCCGACCGCATGTCGACCGAATGGATTCGCGGTTCTGGGTCCATCGTGGGCAATTTCCGGTGCGCCATGCAGTTCGCGCGGATCTCTGAGGACGAGGCTGCCGGCGCAGGCATGGACGTCGACATGGCGTCGAGGGGCCAAATCCTGGTCTTCGGGGTGACGAAAACGAACAACGGATCCCGACCCGATTGGTGCGTGATCGTCCAGGACGACCGGGGGCGATGGTCGGCAAGTCCCGATTCAGTCGAGCTCCTCGCCCGGTTCAGAGGGTCGAAGGCGGTCGCGGCTTTCTCCAAGCAGATGTCGATTCTCAAGGACATCTATGACGCCCGTTTTTTACCAGACATCGACCGCCGAGCCATGGAGCAGAAGTACTGGCCGGAATTGGTCCCGATCAAGGCGGCGAACAACTTAAGGCAGGCTATTTCTAAACTTAAAGCACTGCGTTACCTAGGTAACGCAAGTCGCCCGGAATTGACCGCGTTAGGTCTCGAAAAGCTCCAGGTAACACTAGGTAACGGAGGCAACTCAAATGATGAAGAATAAGCAACTTACAACCCGTTATCTAGGTAACGCAGCAGGTAACGGGCGCATCGCGTTACCCCGTTACCTCTCCACCTTTAGGTGGAGGGTAGGTAACGAGCTAACGCAGGGGAGTGTCCGATGACCCCGCTCCCAGGAGTTAAGACCTGCTCCAAGGGTCACCCGATGACCGAGGCGAACACCCGGTTCAAACCGGGGACGGGAGCCCGAGAATGCCGTGAATGTCGGAACGCTTCGAAGCGGGCCTACCGGAAGACCGAGGCAGGCAAGGCGACGACCAAACGTAACCTGATCGCCTGGGCGAAGCGTCAGGAGGCGAAATGACCTCTTGGACCCTCACCATCCCGTCCGTCACCCCCTCGCTGAATGAAACTCGGCGCATGCACTGGGCGGCCATCAAGCGCGCCGAGACCGTCCTCGAGTGGGAGGTCGTCTCGGCCCTGAACCGGATCCCCTCGATCCCGAAGGCGACCGGCAAGCGGCGGCTCACCATCTGCCGGCATGGGCGCAATGCCCTCGACCAGGACAACCTGGCTGGCGGCTGCAAAGGCCTGGTCGACTTCATCAAGCTGCGCGGCCTGCTGATCGACGACCGGCCCCGCCATGCCGAGCTGGTCTTCACGCAGAAGGTCACCCGCAAGGGGCCCACCGGCATGACCATCACGATCGAGGACCTGGCTGTCGAGGTGAGCGCATGCGCCTGAACAACACCGCAGCCAGCCGGGAAGCACTGGTCGACGACCGCAGGGCCCGGGTGGCCAGCTACAAGGTCCAGGGCCTGAGCATCCGCAAGATCGTGGCGGCCCTGGCGAAGGACAAGTGCGTGAACCCTGACTCTGGGAAGCCCTGGCAGGTGGCCACGATCCAGGGCGACCTGGTGCACCTGGCGGCAATCTGGAAGAACAACGCGCTGCGGGACATCACCCAGGCCAAAGCCGACGAGCTGGCCAAGCTCGACGAGCTGGAGCGGGAGGCCTGGGAGGCCTGGCGGCGGGGGATCGGCCGGAAGCAGATCCGCACCACGAAGACGGGCGGCGCAGATGGCGGCTCCGTGTCCCTGAAGACCGAGACCCTGAACGGCGATCCCCGCTTCCTGGCCCTGGTGCTGGACTGCCAGCAGCGGCGCGCCAAGATGCTGGGCCTGGACGAGCCGATCCCCTTCACCCTCGGCGGCCCTGGTGGTGGCCCGATCCCTGTGGCCACCGTGGACGTGAAGAGCCTGTCCGAAGCCGAGCTGACCTTCCTGGCCAAGATCCTGAGTGGGGGTCAGGCGTGAAACTGGCCCTGCCGAGCCTCCAGGAGGTGCGAGCTGAACAGGCGCGGCGCAGCCTGGCTGAGTTCGTAAAGCAGGCGTGGCCGATCATTGAGCCCAGCACGCCCCTGGTCTGGAACTGGCACCTGGACGTGATCTGCAACCACGTGCAGGCCCTGCTGGAAGGCCGCCTGGGCAAGCAGAACCTGATCATCAACGTGCCGCCCGGCAGCATGAAGTCCACGATCGTGAGCGTCTGCGCCCCTGCCTGGATGTGGCTGCACCGCCCCAGCTGGCGGGGCATCTTCGCGTCTGGCAACGAGGGGGTGGCGATCCGCGACTCCCTGAAGTGCCGCGACATCCTGGACTCGGGTTGGTACCGGATCACCTTCGCGCCGCGGTGGACCTTCACCAAGGACCAGAACGCGAAGGGGCACTACAAGAACACCGCAACGGGTTTCCGCATGGCGGTCTCGGCCGGCGCGCGGATCTCTGGCGACCGCGGGGACGCGATCTTCGTGGATGACCCCAACGACGCCGCCGAGAGCTTCAGCAAAGCCGCCCGTGACCAGATCATCACCTGGTGGGACCAGGGCGCGGCGAACCGCCTCTCGGACATGAGCAGCGGCAGCCGGTGCATCATCCAGCAGCGTCTGCACGAGGAGGACCTCACGGGCCACGTCATGGACCGCGAGCCTGAGGTCTGGGATCACCTGGTCATCCGCCAGGAGCACGAGCTGGCCACCGACGCCGATCCCGGCTTGCCTCCCACCAGCTTGGGCTGGATCGACCCGCGCACCGAGGACGGCCAGCTGTTCTTCCCCGCCCGGTTCCCCGCGGCCGTGGTCGAGGGTGAGCGCAGGCGCCTGGCCTCCTCTGGGTATGCCGGCCAGCACCAGCAGCGACCGTCCGCCAAGGAAGGCGAGATCTTCAAGCGGGGCTTCGTGCAGTTCTACGACCCCGAGCTGCCGCTGCCGGAGTTCAAGCGCCTGGTCATGAGCTGGGACACGGCCTTCAAGGAGAAGCAGCAGAACGACCCCAGCTGCGGCCTGCTGGGTGGCGAGGCAGAGCGTGGGATCTACCTGCTGGACCACGTCCTCGACCGCATGAGCTACCCGGCCCTGAAGGAGAAGGCCAAGGCCTGGGCAGCGACTCGGAGCATCTCGGGCCTGCTCATCGAGGACAAGGCCTCGGGCCAGTCGCTGATCCAGGAGCTGCGCCAGGAGACGAGCCTTCCCGTCGTGGCCGTGAAGGTCGACACGGACAAGGTCTCCAGGGCCTGGGTGATCATCCCCACCTGGGAGGCGCGCCGGATCTTCCTGCCCATGGGCGCGCCCTGGGTCGACGCCTTCCTCGAGGAGCTCTACAGCTTCCCGAAGGCGGCCCACGACGACCAGGTGGACGCCTTCACGCAGCTCGTGAACTACCTCGTGATGGGCGGGGGCTCGATGGGCCTCATGGGCTGGCTGGAGAGTGAAATCGCAGCGATGAAGGGCGACGGGGTGGCATGAGCGTCCAGATAGCGAACCTCTACACCCAGCGCATCGTGCCCATGGCCGAGATCGGGCGCGAGCTGCTTCGCCAGGGGTGGGCCGTTGAGCAGCCTGCCCGCACCTTACAGATCCTCGGTGGCGTGGGGACGATCATCTGGTTTGAGCGGCTGCCCATGTATCGGCGCTGCTACGACTTCAGGGCTGCGGTACGGGCTGAACCGGCTTACTCGCTGCCTGTGGAAGCCATCGTGGAGGCCAGCGTCCCCTTGGAATCAACGCTTGCCTATGGGGACAGCGAAGAGGGCATGCGCCAGGAGATCCACGCTGCGCTCCTCGAGGCCCTGCCTGATGACTTCTGGCCCAGCTGGGCACCGATCTGAGGAGCACTCGATGATTCAACCCCCGCCCTACTGCCCTGGCTGCGGCTGTGACTTCGGCTTCGTCACGATGTGGTGCAATGTCCCCGTCTGGGAGAGCCGCTGCCAATGCGGCGTCCACCCCGTGGTGCCGGAACCCACCTTCGTCCCACCGCCAACCGGGTGGCGCCAGATCATCCCTCAGGCCGTCTTCGAGCCAGACCGCCAGGCCGTCGGCCTCAAGATTGCCGCCGATGACGCCGCCCTGCTCCGCTCCATGGGGATCAAGCCATGACCGCAGAACACCCCCTCGCCAAGGAGTGCGCGGATCTCCGCATTGACCCCTCGGAAGACATCTACGCCATCCTCCGGAGGCTGGGCGCCCAGGAGGAAACCATCCAGGCCCTGGCTGCCATCACGGGCGGCAAGCTGATCTACCACCCGGAGATCGTCAGGAAATCCCAACGCGAGGCACGGCGCGCGGCCGTCCTGGCTGACCGCTCCGGCGACGTGAAGGAGATCGCCCGGCGCCACCACGTGAGCCTGTCGACCGTCTACTTCTGGCGCAGCCGGGGCTGAAGGTTTTCCAGCGCCCTATAAAGACACCGTAACGATTGGACTTAACGCTGAGGGCATGGCTAAGTTCGAGCACGCCCTGCCCTGGGTCCCTGAATCTGGTTCGGGTGCATCGCTGGCTCCGAAAGTCTTGACGGCACTGAAGGCCGCTCTTGCTTGCGGGTATTGGATCGACCCCGTGTTGGGGATCGTCTACTCGAAGCAGGGGAAGGCGCTGAAGCCCTTCGGGAATGGGGTTGGTTATGACTGCGTGTCCCTCTGTGGCGCCCGCGTCCCAATCCACAAGGCGGTGGCCTACTGTGTCTGGGGTGACCGGGCCTTTGGTGGGCGCCACGTCCATGTTCGCCACCTCGACGGAGACGCCAGCAACAACACGATGACCAACCTGGCCATCGGAACCCCCCACGAGAACGCCCTAGATAAGCCCGCCACACTGCGAGAACGAGTGGGTCGGGCCAGTTGGACCGCCCTGAGCCCCGAGCGGCGCCAAGCTCGGGCCATGCTGGCGGGGAAACATTCTGCGGAGACTCGTGCAAAGAAGTCTCCCGAGGAGCAGGCGGAATGGGCGCGCAAGGGCTGGGAAACGCGCCGAAGGAACGCCAATGGCTAACCTCTATGCGTGCCTTCCGTTTGTTTTATCCCATGAGGTGAGGGGCTGGCCGACGACGGATAACGGCGCCCTGGTGGAAGACCTGGGCGCGGCCATGGACTACGTGAAGCTGCACGGGCTGAAGGCCTGGTTCAGCGACGACCCTCTCGACCACGGCGGCGCCACGGCCTTCGGCATGACGCTGCGCACCGCCACCCCGCACGGGATCAGCACGGTAGATGACTTGCAGGCGATCAGCGCTGAAAAGCTGGCCTCGATCTACCGTGCCGAGTTCTGGCGGTTCGACGGCCTGGACGAGGACCGCGTGGCCATGAAGCTGCTGGACCTGGCCGTGAACACCTCGCTGCGCACCGCCGTGCGGATGGTCCAGGCCCAGCTCAACGCCCTGGGCGCGGGCCTGGCCGAGGACGGCATCTGGGGCCCGACGACCGAGGGCTCGGTTAACGCCGTCGAGCCGAATCACCTGCTGGCCCTGCTGGTCGAGGCAGCCGTCGGCCACTACCGCGCCATCGTCCAGCGGGATCGGTCCCAGGGCCGCTTCCTGGCTGGCTGGCTGAACCGGGCCGCGATGGTGCCGGCATGAACTGGGTCCGCGTCCACCTGAAGATGCTCTTCACCGGCAAGGACGGCGTGACACTGGACATGGGCCGCGTGAGCTGGGCGGGCTGCACCGCGGCCGTGCTGGCCCTGGCGGCCTACCACGAGCACCAGGGCGTCCGTGTCCCCGTGAAGGACCTGGCCCTGGCCCTGTCTGGCCTCGCCGTGACCCATGGCGCCGCCCTGGGCCTGAAGTCGAGCACCGAACCCGGGGCCTGTCCCCCATCCCAAGGAGCGTGACCATGCACTACCGGAACGGAAGAGAAGCCCAGAACGGCGACAAGATCGTGAAGCTCGACATGACCACCGGCAAGGTGGTCGCCTTCGGGGTGCTCCACAGCGCGGTGGCTGGGAACGACTACTGCAATGGGAATATTGCCCCGATCCAGCCGCCCAACGACTTCGCCTGCATGGTGGACTGCCTCCACGTCGATGACGTGGCCGAGATCCTCGCGGGCGTCGGCCTGGACAAGCGGCCCGAAGGCAAGTAGCCGTGACGCCCCGCGCCCTCTTCGCCGCTGTCGTCGCCGTCGTGCTGGTCCTGGCTGGCTACGGCGGCTGGCGCGCGTACCGGGACCACCAGGCGGCCCTGCACCTCAAGAAGGCCGACGCCCTCGACACCTCCCAGGCCACCCACGGCGCAAAGGCGGAAATCCATGAGCAGGAAGCGGCGGCGATCCAAACCCAGCTCCAGGCTGACGACGCAGCGGTCGCCGCGGCCCGTGCCGCCCTGGCTCGGCTGGCGATTCACGTGTCTCGACCTGCTGGACATTCCCAGGACGCCACGATCAATGCCCCTGCTCACCCTGATCCGGCCCCCGTGGTCCTGGCTCCCCTGGATGCCGCCAAGGACCAGCTCATTGCGGCTCTGACCCTGGAAGTGGCCGACCTGAAGACCCAGAGCGCGGCCCTGGCCCAGGCCGATCTCGAACGCCAGGCACAGGTGAAAGACCTGAGGGCCGAGGTGGTGCAGCTGCGCGCCAGCATCGCCGCCCGGCCCCCTGAGCTGCGCTGGGCCGCCAGCGCCATCTACGGCACCAACCAGACGGCAGGAGCCGGCCTGGAATACGACCGGGGCATCGTGCGCGCCGGCATGGACATCGTTCGCCACCAGGTCTCTGGTGGCCAAACCACGCTCGAGGCCATTGGCCGCGTCGGCGTGCGGTTCTAGGGGTTACGCGATGAACCTTCCAACTGTCGCCGCCATCGTCATCGCCACGTGCGGCCTGCTGATTGCCAGCATGGCTGCGCTCATCAAGGGCATGCTCCTGGGCCGGCTGGACAACATCGACACGAAGCTCGACGGCATGGATGGGCGCCTGAACGAGCACAACGGGCGGATCATCCGCCTCGAAGAGTGGCGCGAGAACACCAACGGCGGGGCTCACGCCTTCGGTCGCCGGAAGATCGACGTCTGCTCTTCGCCTGAATGCCCCTATGAAGCAGGGGACCGCTGATGGGCGACGTCCTGGAAACTGCCGCCGGCCTCGGGCTCTTCGACTACACGTCGCAGATCGCGTCGAGTCAGCAGTGGTTTGGCCCGGGCACCCCCATCGTTCCCGTGGCCCAGAACCAGGCCGCGGGCCGGGCCTTCGACTTCGCCACCGGCTACAACCTCCAGGTCACCCCGAAGCCCTACGAGGGCGTCACCTTCGGCATGCTCCGGAGCATCGCCGACGGCTACGACCTGCTGCGCCTGGTCATTGAGACCCGCAAGGACCAGGTCGAGAAGCTCACCTGGGACATCAAGAAGCGGGGCATGAAGATCACCAAGAAGGGCGCTGCGCCTGACCCGCGCATCGCTAAGATCACCGACTTCCTGGCCTACCCCGACCTGGAGCACCCCTTCGGCACGTGGATCCGGATGCTCTGCGAGGACCTCTTCGTCCTAGACGCGCCCACGGTCTACGTGCGCCGCACCAAGGGCAAGGCGCTCTTCGCGCTGGAGACCATGGACGGCGGCACCATCAAGCGCGTCCTGGACCCGACCGGTCGCACGCCCCTGGAGGGTGTGGCCTACCAGCAGGTGATCAAGGGCGTCATCGCCAGCGAGTACACCCGCCAGGAGCTGATCTGGATGCCCCGGAACCCCCGGACGCACCAGGCCTTCGGCTACGGTCCGGTCGAGCAGATCGTGAACACGGTCAACATCGCGCTCCGGCGCCAGCTGCACCAGCTCAGCTACTACACCGACGGCAACACCCCGAATCTGGTCTTTGGCGTGCCCAAGGAGTGGACGACCGACCAGATCAAGAAGTTCCAGGAGTGGTGGGACAGCCTCATGGCTGGCAACAGCGCCCAGCGGCAGCGGGCCCGGTTCGTCCCTGGTGAGGTGAAGCCCTTCGACACGAAGGAGCATGCCCTCAAGGATGAATATGACGAGTGGCTGGCCCGGCTCGTGTGCTTCGCCTTCAGCATCAGCCCTTCGGCTCTGGTCAAGGACAACAACCGCGCCACCGCCCAGACCGTGCAGAAGGCCGCCCTCAGCGAGGGCCTGGCCCCGGTCATGAACTGGATCAAGGCCTTCATGGACCGGATCCTGCGGGAGTGCTTCGAGGCCTCGGACCTGGAGTTCGTCTGGAGCGACGAGAAGAGCATGGAGCCCCTGGTGCAGAGCCAGCGGGACCAGATCGACGTCGCCTCCGGCGTGCGCACCGTGGACGAGTGCCGGGAGGACCGTGGCCTGGAGCCGCTGCCTGAGCCCGAGCCGCCCGCGGTGCCCCCCGTCCTTCCCCCGGCCCCTGGGACTGTCCCCGCGACCCCCGGCCAGCCTTCCGGGTCGACCCCGGCTGCTGCGCCATCTGCTGAACCGTCCACCGTGCCGGGGGAACCTGCACAGAAGCTGGCCAAGGCCAAGAAGGTCGAGCCCATCAAGCGCGACCGGAAGGCCTTGCTGAAGCTCCAAGCCAAGCTCCAGAAGGCCACTCTCAAGTTCCTCCAGGCCCAGGTCGAGCCCATCGCGCAGCTGCTGCACGATGTGATGCCCGACAGCGCCGAGAAGCTGGCCAAGATGAGCAAGGAGGACGCCCTCAAGATCCTCGAGGCCGTCAACTTCGACTGGACCAAGCTGGGCGACGACCTGGAGCCCATCCTGGCCGCCATCGCTCAGGACGGCGCGGCCCAGGGCCTCATCCAGGTCGGCTCGAAGACCACCGCGGAGCTGCTCGACCAGGTCAACGAGAAGGCCGTCGAGTGGGCCGAGAAGCACGCTGCCGACCTGGTCACGCAGCTCACGACCACGACCCGGGACCGGCTCCGCAGCGACCTGGCCGCGTCGATCGAGCTGGGCATGAGCGTCCAGGACATCGCTAAGGTCCTCGAGGCCGACTACGCCTTCAGCGAGCGCCGGGCTGAGCTGGTGGCCACCACGGAGCGGGCCTTCGCTGACGTGCGCGGAAATCAGATCGGCTATGCGGCTTCGGGTGTGGTGAGCGGCCTGGAGTGGGTCACGGCCAACGAGGGCGAGGACGAGCGCACCTGCCCGGACTGCGAGCTCAACGACAGCACGACGGTGCCCATGGACCCCGAGACGGGCGAGGCCACCGAACCCTTCCCCAGCGGCGCGACCACGGTCCCCGCCCATCCCGGCTGCTTGTGCGACCTGCTGCCGGCCCTAACCGACGAAACACCACAGGAGGATTGATATGAAGCGCAAAGCGTCTTTTTTCGTGGCCTTTGAAAAGGTCGAAAAGCAGGAAGACGGGACCATCCTGGTTTCCGGCGTGGCCTCCAGCGAGGCCGTGGACTCCGACGGCGAGACCATCACCTCGGACGCCATGAAGGCGGCGATGCCGGATTACATGAAGTTCGGCGCCATCCGTGAGATGCACCAGCCCATCGCGGCTGGCAGCGCCATCAAGTGCGAGGTGGACGCCGAGGGCATCACCCACCTCGAGGCCAAGATCGTCGACCCCGTCACCTGCATGAAGATCGACGAGGAGGTCCTGAAGGGCTTCTCCGTCGGCGGCAAGGTCACCAGCCGCGACCCGCTCAACAAGACGATCATCACCGGGATCAAGCTCACCGAGATCTCCGTGGTGGACCGCCCCGCCAACCCCGACGCAGTCTTCAAGCTGGGCAAGGTCGAGGGCGCCGACGACGACTGCACCCTGGGCGAGCTCCGCAAGGGCATGTGGCAGGTTCAGGACTTCGCGGGCCTGCTCTCCCAGCTGGGGTGGATCGCCACGGACAGCGCCTGGGAGGCCGAATACGAGGGCGACAACAGCCCCGTCCCCGCGGCCCTGCGCGACTGGCTGGCCGAGGGCGCCAGCATCTTCCAGGCCATGGCCGCCGAGGAGATCGCCGAGCTGCTGGCGACCCTGCCCGCCCCGCCCTCTGTCGAGGTCATCGCCATGGCTTCCAAGCTCTCCAAGGGCGCCAAGCCCGAGGACCTGGCCAAGAAGGGGCAGAAGTTCAGCAAGGCCACCAAGGAGGCCCTGGCTGACCTGCACAAGACGCTGGGCGACTGCTGCACCAAGATGGACGCCCTCGGCTACAAGCAGGACGACGAAGAGGACGCCGACGGTGGCGAGGACAACAAGAAGATGGCCAAGGTCGCCGGCGCCGAGCCTGATACCGAAGCGCTGACCAAGGCCCAGGACGACCTGGTCAAGGCCAACACCGAGATCGAGACCCTCAAGAAGCGCGTCACCGAGCTGGAGGCCCAGCCCGAGGCGCCCAAGGGCGTGCAGAACGCCAACCACGTCGTCGGGAAGTCCGACGACACCACCACCACCCCTCCCCTTTCCGAAGCCGACCTGCAGAAGCAGGCCGCGGCCTTCATGTCCCTTCCCCCTGAGGAGCAGTCCCGCCTCCTCATCAAGGCTGTCCACGCGGGCGCTACGGCCACGCGCTAACCCCTTTTCTCCTTTGGCCGCTTTGAAACGGCCCCCTCGGAGGCACCATGCACGGATCCATTCAGGAAGTCCTGCAGCTCATCAACAAGGCGCAGAGCGCCCTTGGCGAGAACACGCTGCAGAAGACCCTCACCACCAGCTCCAACATCATCAACTACGACCTGCAGGCTCCCGCGAAGAACCTGTACCCGGTCATCACCCCCCTGCGCAACCGCATCCCCCGCGTCCCCGGACAGGGCGGCACGGCCACGAACTGGAAGGCCATCTTCGGCCTCACCGGCTCCGGCGTGAAGTCCATGCCCTGGATCCCTGAAGGTCAGCGCTCGGGCCGCATGAGCTACAGCGCCATCGACAAGGCCGCGAGCTACCGCACCCTCGGTGAGGAAGACACGGTCTCCGAAGAGGCGCTGAACGCCGCCCAGGGCTTCGAGGACCTCATGTCCACGATGGCCATGCGGCTGCTCCAGGGCACCTTCATCAAGGAGGAGTTCGCGATCCTGGGCGGCAACAAGTCCGTCGCCCTGGGCACCCCCACGACCCCCACCGTGAGCGCCTCCGGCTCCGGCGCCACCCTGCCCGCGGCCACCTACAGCGTGATCGTGGTCGCCCTGACCCTGGAAGGCATCAACGCCGCCTCCCTGGCCACCGGCGTCGTCCAGGCTCCGACCATCACCGGGGCTGACGGCAAGACCTACGTCCTGAACGGCGGCAGCTCCCAGAAGAGCGCTGCGGCCAGCCAGGCCGTGACCCTCGGCCAGACTCTCTTCGCCAGCACCCCCGCGATCAACGGCGCCGTGGGCTATGCCTGGTACACCGGCATAGCGGGCTCCGAGAAGCTGGAAGCCATCACCACCATCAACAGCGTCGTCTTCACCAAGCCCCTGCTCGGCACCGGCCAGGCCGCCACCGCGGTCACCATCGACGCCAGCCTCAACGCCTCTGCCGCCTTCGACGGCCTGCTCTACTCGGCACTACTGAGCGGCTCCGGCGCCTACGTGAACACCCTGGCGACCGGCACCGCCGGCACCGGCACCCCGCTCACCGCCGGCGGCCGTGGCAACGTCAACGAGCTGGACCTCATGTTCCAGTCCATGTGGGACAACTTCCGCTGCGGTCCCACCCTGATCCTGGCCAACAGCCAGGAGGTGAAGAACATCACCAACAAGGTGCTGTCCAGCGCTTCCGGCCCCCTGCTCCGCTACGACGGCGGCAGCGGCAAGGATCCCTACGCCATCGTCGGCAACGGCGTGGTGGAGGCCTACTACAACCCCTTCGCCCTGGGCGGTGGCTACAAGGTCCCCATCCTCATCCACCCCAACGTCCCCGCCGGCACCCTGCTCGGCTGGTGCGAGAACCTCCCTGCTCAGTACCAGAGCTCCGAGGTCCCCAACGTCGCCGAGATGAAGATCCGGAAGGAATACAAGCAGACCTTCTGGCCCCAGACCACCCGCTCGCGCGACTGCGGCGTCTACGTCGAGGAGACCCTCGCGGTCTACCTCCCCGGCGCCATGGGCGTCATCAACAACATCGCGAACGGCTGACCCCAACCCGCCTGGGGGCCCTTCGGGGCCCCTGGGCTTTCTTCTGGAGAACCCGATGCAAAAGATGTATTCCAACAGCAACCACACCAGCGTCAGCTGGGGCGGGGAGACCTTCGAGGCCGTGGACGGCCAGTTCGAAGTGCCCGAGGAGGCCGTCAACGACCTGGTGTCACATGGCCTGATCCCCGGCGAGCTGCCCCCGCCCATCAGCCAGGCCCCCGTGCCCCAGCTGCGCCCCGTGCCCCAGTGGAGCAATGAGGCCCTGCAGGCCAAGGCCGTCGAACTGGGCCTGACCCTCGACGCCGACATCACGCGCCCCGACCTGATCAAGGCCGTGGCTGCGGCCGTCGCCGCGAAGGACTAAGCCATGACGACCCGCGTCCTTCCTGCTCCCCGCTGCACCACCCCGATCCTCGCCTTCGGGCGCAACTACATCGGCGTGCTCGGCACCCCGCAGGACGTGCCGGACCAGGACGCCGCAGTTCTCGGCGCTGCTGGCTGGCTCATCCTCGGCCTGGTCGGCACCACCGCCCAGCGCCCCCTCAATCCGCTGACGACCCCGGCTCAGCCCTTCCTGAACCAGGATTACTACGACACCACCATCGCCGTCTGGATCACTTGGGACGGCGCCAACTGGCGGAACATGATCACCGGGGCCGCCGTCTAGGCGCTCACCATGTCCCTCGCCCCCGATCCTTCCGACCTCACGACCACCGCCAACCTTGAAGGCTGGCTGGGGCTGACGAACGTCCAGGCACCTGTCCCGGACCAGCTCCAGCGCCTCATCACGGCCACGTCCGCAGGCATTCAGGCCTACATCTCCCGCATCATCCGGAGTCAGAGCTACAACGAGACTCGGGCTGGCACGGGCGGCGACCGCCTGGTGCTCAAGAACACGCCAGTGACGGCCGTGGCGTCGGTAGTGGTCGACGGGCAGACCATTCCGCCTTCCCCGGGCTACGGCCAGCCGGGCTACGTCTTCACGGACACGGCGATCATCCTCCGTGGCTACACCTTCACCATGGACAACTTCAACGTCCAGGTCTCCTACACCGCTGGCTTCGCATCCACGCCTCCGGAAATCGAGCAGGCCTGCCTGGAGCTGTGCGCCTTCCGATGGAAGGGGCGCGACCACATCGGCCATGCCTCCAAGACCATCGGCGGGGAAACCGTCGCTTTCATCGTCAAGGACATGCCCGACAGCGTGAAGACGATCCTCGCGCAGTACAACAACGTGGTGCCGACGTGATCGCCGCGGAACTCGTCGGCGCCGAGCGCGTGGTGGCCTTCCTGGAGCTGCTGCCCCCGAAGGCCATGGCCGCCATCAAGGCCGATGTCTCCCGCCTGGCCGTCCTCCTTCTCCGCAAGGTGAAGGAGGAGAAGCTGTCCGGCCAGGTGCTGAAGAACCAGACGGGCACCCTGCGGCGCTCCATCAACATGCGGGTGGAGGCCAGCTCCCAGGAGGTGGTCGGCAGCGTGGGCACCAACCTGCGCTACGCCAAAGCCCACGAGTTCGGCTTCCAGGGCTCCGTCAACGTCCCGGCCCACCTCCGGATGATGAAGCAGGCCTGGGGCAAGCCAGTGAAGAACCCCCGGAAGATCGAGATCAGCGCCCATCCCATGAAGATGAACCTGCCCGAGCGGTCCTTCCTGCGCACGGCCATGGCTGAGATGGAGGCCGAGATCCGCGCGGGCCTCGAGGCGGCCGTGGCCAAGGGGATGAAGCCATGACCATGAGCCGGGAGTCCATCGCGGCGGCCCTCTTCGCCCTGGCCAGCTCCACTGCGGGGTTCGTAACCACGTCCCGGCGCCTGAAGCACTGGTCGGACGTCTCGGCCGAGGATCAGCCGGCCCTCTTCCAGTCCCAGGGCAACGAGAGCATCGATACCGCCATCCAGAAGATGGGCGGCCCGAACACCCACAAGCTCGCTTTCAAGCTCTACGTCTACGTGCACAACACCGACCCCACCGTCGCCCCCGTCAGCCTCCTCAACCCCTTCCTGGATGCCATCGAAGCTAAGCTCACCCCCACTCCCGGAACCAAGCAGACGCTGGGCGGCCTCGTCCAGCATGCCTTCATCTCCGGGGCCATCGAGACGGACGAAGGCGTTCTGGGCGACCAGGCCGTGGCCATCATCCCCATCGAAGTCCTCGCCGTCTAAGGAGACGCCATGCCTGAAGACACTCGCAACGAAATCATCGAGGAGTGGTTCCGCGACCACTTCTGCGGGCTTGGCCCGCGGATCGACCAGGACCTCTGGAACGAGTTCCACGCCGCCAAGGAAGAGCTCAAGACTCGCCTGACGGCTTCCCCCGCAACCACCACGGAGCTGCCCGAGGAACCCCTCGCCAAGTAAGCCCCTCTCCTTTGCCGGATAACTCCCGGCCCCTCGGAGGTCACCATGCAAGTTAGCTTCGGCTCCGGCTCCGCTTTCGCAATCCCCAGCGGCGCCAACCCCACCCCGGTCCAGTTCGGTGTCCTCCAGGACATCGCCTTCGACTTCAACTTCAGCCTCAAGGAGCTGCGCGGCCAGTTCCAGTTCCCGGTCGCCATTGCCCGCGGCGCTGGCAAAGCCACCTGGAAGGCCAAGGCCGCCAAGCTGAACGCCGCGGCCGTCAACAGCCTGTTTTTCAATGGCACCGCCGCCACCGGTCTCGAGCTCGCGGCCATCAGCGAAGTCGGCACCATCGCTGCCGCTGCGGTCACCGTGGCCAACTCGGCCTTCTTCCAGTCCGACTTGGGCTGCGTGAACAGCGTCACGGGCGTGCAGTACACCCGTGTGGCCTCGGCCCCCGCCGTCGGCCAGTACACCGTGGCGGCCGGCGTCTACGGCTTCAACGCGACCGAGAACGGCACCATCATGCTGTTCAACTACAGCTACACCGCGGCTGCCGGTGGCACGAAGCTCCAGGTTGTCAACCAGCTCATGGGCAACCAGACGACCTTCCAGATGATCTTCAATGAGAAGTTCAACGGGCAGACCGTCCAGTTCCGCTTCCCCAGCGCCGTGGCCAACAAGTGGACCTTCGGCACCAAGCTCGAGGATTTCACGATCCCCGAGTGGGACGGCGAGCTCGCCTGCGACAACGCCGGGAACCTCGGCTACATGAGCTTCGTGGAGTAGTCGATGACCCTCATTGAAGGCGTCCGCATCAACCTGGGGGGCCGCGAGTTCGTGGCCCCCCCCCTGAATTTCAAGGCCCTGCGCCAGCTCACCCCGAAGCTGGCCGTCCTGGCCACCATGGGCGACGTGCCCACCAACGAGCAGACCGACGTGGTCCTCGACGTGGTGCTGGCTGCCCTGGCCCGGAACTACCCCGAGCTGACCCGCGAAGAGCTGGAGGACCTCCTCGACTTGGCCAACCTGGCCAAGGCCCTGGAAGCGATCATGGGCGCGTCCGGGCTGGAGCGCACCACGGGGGAAGCGCCGGCCCCAGCGGCGATGGAATCGACTGGGGCGACCTCTACGGGCTCCTGATCACCAGCACCGGCTGGACCTGGGACTACATCGACGACCACATGACGATCCCGAGGATGAACGAATTGGCCAGCTACTGGAAATCCCACCCCCCCACCCACATCGCCGTCCAGCGAGGTCTGGGCGTTGTGGGCGAGGCGAAGGCCTCCAAGCCAGTGCCCGCCGAGCGTGAGTCGCAACTCGGCGAGTTGATCTCCATGTTCCAGGGCGGGGCGCTCCGTGTCTGACCAAAATGAAGTAGTCGTCCAATTCAAGGCCGTCGTCGCGGACTTCCTCGACAAGATGGGTGCCGCTCACAAGGGCACCCAGGAGACGGCCGAGAAGATCAATCACAGCATCGAGGGCATCGGCAAGGGCTTCGAGAAGCTGATGAGCACCATGGGCGCCCTGGGTGGCATCCTCGCCGGCGGGGCGATGTTCAAGGAGGCCATCGACAAGACGCTGGAGTGGAACGGCGAGGTCATGAAGCTCAGCCGGACCCTGGGCATCACCTCCGAGGATGCTTCCGGCCTCGCCGTCGCCCTCCACCACGTGGGCATCGGCGGGGACACCTTCACCGGCATCGCCATGAAGATGACGAAGCAGATGCGGGGGAACAGCGAGGCCTTCGACAAGCTGGGCGTCTCCACCAAGGATTCGAACGGCGAGTGGCGGAACACCAGCGAAGTCATGGTGGACGCCATCGAGAAGCTGAACACGATGAAGGCGGGCACCGACCGCAACGTGGCCGCCCAGGCCATGTTCGGTGCCCGCGTGGGCGACCTTGGGCCCTTGCTGCGCATCAGCAAGGAGCTCCTCGAGGAGAGCGCCGAGAAGGCCAAGAAATACAACCTGGTCGTCGGGCCCGAGGGCGCGGCCCAGACCCGGGCCTACAAGGACGCGATGAAGGACGTGTCCCTGGTCACCCAGAGCCTGCAGATCCAGGTCGGGAACGTCCTGCTGCCGATCCTGCTCAAGCTCGGGCAGTTCTTCGGCGAGTACGGCCCTGCCATGGCCGAGGGCTTTGGCTACGCTATCAAGGGCGTGGTGCAGGTCTTCTACGTGCTCAAGGCCGTCATCGAGACCATCACGATCGTCGTCACGGCGGTGTTCGACGAGCTGATCACGATTTTCACCACCCTCGGCAAGGTGATGATGGCCGTCATGACCGGCGACTTCAAAGGGGCGGTAGAGGCCGGGAAGCAGGGGCTGCGCGACATCAAGGCCGAGGACGAGGCCGTGGCCGAGGGGATCAAAAAGACCTGGTCCGACCTGGCCAAGAACTCCAAAGAGCTCTGGACCGATGCCCCGAAGAAAAAGTCCAAGGCCCCCGAGGGCGATACCCTGGGCGGCGACGACCTCAAGCCCAAGGCGAAGCCCAACCTCGTGGCCGAGTGGGAGGCCGAGCTGACGAAGCAGAAGGCCCTGCTCGCCGAGAAGGACGGCGACCTGGCCGAGATGGCCAAGGCCGATGAGCGCGCCTTCTGGGCTGGCAAGCTGGCACTCACGAAGCAGGGCAGCGCCGAGTGGGTGGCGATCCGCCTGAAGATGGCTGAGGACGGCAAGGCCATCCAGAAGGCCCAGGACGAAGAGACGAAGAAGGCCGAGAAGCAGACCTCCGACCTGGCCAAGCTGACCCGCCAGGATGAGATGGCCGCAGCCAAGAACGCCATCGAGGTGAAGCGGGCGAACCTGGCGGCCGCCGTGCAGCTGGGCCAGATCACCCACGCGCAGGAGCTGGCCGAGCTGAAGAAGTTCCACGCCGAGGAACTGAAGATCGAGATCGACGCGCTCCTCGCCGAGCAGGCCCTGCACAAGGACGACCCGGTGAAGTACGCCGAGATCCAGAACCGGATCCTGGCCGCCAAGCGCAAGTCGAACCTCGACATCCAGAAGATCAACACCCAGGCGGCCCAGGAGGAGATGAAGACCTGGACCCAGGTGGCCACAGTCATCACCAGCAGCCTGGGCAACGCGCTCACCGGCCTGATCACCAAGACCCAGAGCTTCGCCTCGGCCATGCAGAGCATGATGCAGTCGATCTCCCAGGGCTTCATGAAGCTGGCCATGGACATGGCCATGGAGTGGGTCAAGGGCGAGATGATCAAGAAGGCCGCCAGCATCTCCAGTGCCACCACCCAGGCCACAGGCAACGCCGTGGTGGCTGGATCCGGCGCTGCGGCATCTGCTGCCTCGATCCCGGTCTACGGCTGGGCCATCGCCCTGGCCGCCGGCGCCGCGGTGCTGGCTGGCGTGATGGGCATGAAGTCGAGCATCGGCAGTGCCGAGCACGGCTGGTCCATCCCCTCCGGCATGAACCCGATGGCCCAGCTCCATGAAGAGGAGATGGTCCTCCCGAAGGAAGAGTCCAACACAATCCGCAACCTCGGCAAGAACGGCGGAGCGGGCGGCATGCACTTCCACATCCACGCCATGGACGCCAAGAGCTTTAAGCAGGCCCTCAGCCGCAACCAGGGCGGGCTGCGCGACGTCCTCCACGAAGCCGCCCGCAATGGGAGGATCGGATGAGCAGCCTCGTGTTTCCCAGCTTCCCCGGCATGGACATCGCTATCAAGCGGACGGCGATCTTTGCCACGAAGGTGCAGACCGCCAGCAGCGGGAAGGAACTGCGAGCCTCGTTCCAGAGCGCGCCGCGGTATCGCTATGTGCTGCCCTTGAATTTCCTGCGACAGGCGGTTCTCAACGCGGCCACCGATGAAGTGGCCACGCTCCTCGCCATATTCAATGCCGCCAAGGGACGGTGGGACAGCTTCCTCCTGACGGATGCGTACAGCAACACGGCGACCGCCCAGAACATCGGCACGGGCACGGGCCTGGCCGGCCAGACTACCCAGATCGACGACATCGATGGTTTCCCCATCGCCGACTTCAACGGTGCTCCCGCCGTCTCCGTGAACGGCGTCCTGAAGACCCTGACCACGGACTACACCATCAACGCCGCCGGCCTGATCACCTGGGTCACGAACCCGGGCAACGGCCTGGCCATCACCTGGTCCGGGAGCTACTACCGGCGCGTGCGGTTCGACGCTGACGAGCTGGACTTCGAGCGGTTCCTTGATCGTGTCTGGGAAGCCAAGGCGATCCCTCTCCTCAGCGTGAAGTGATGAAGTACGCCTCCGCTGGTCTCATCGCCCTCCTGAACGGGAACAACACGTTTCTGATGGCGGACCTCTACACGTTCACGCTCCGCAGCGGGACGATCCTGCACTGGAACCAGGCCGACACGGATCTCACCCTCGGCGCGCAGCTGTTCACCGCCTCCACCGACCAGGGCACCCAGCCCCTGCTCCAGCGCGGGGCCATCCGCATGGCCAAGGGCCTCGAGGTCGGGACCATGGACCTCGACCTGCTGTGCGGGGGCTCTGCGCAGATCTCGGGGATCTCGCTGCCCCTCTACGCCCACAACGGCGGCTTTGATGGCTGCCGGGTGAAGGTAGAACGGGTCTTCATGCCCACCTGGGGCGACACCTCCAACGGCTCCACGATCCTCTTCGAGGGCAACGTCGCCGGCGTCGATCCCTCTTCGACCCTGGTCACCCTGCACGTGAAGGACGACCGGGAGCGGCTCACGAACATGATGCCGCACACCCTCTTCATGCCCGGCTGCGCGAACACCTTCGGGGACGCGAACTGCGGGAAGAACCTGGTGGCCCTCACGGACGCCGGCACGGCTGGGGCTGGGACGAACGCCAACCAGGTCAATGTGGGCACCGGGCACGTGGACGGCTACTACGCCCTCGGCGTGCTCGCCATGACGTCTGGGCTGGCCTCTGGCTCGCGCAGGGCGGTGAAGTCCTACCTCTCCGGCATGGCGGTCCTCACGATGCCCCTGCCCTCTGCTGCGGCCCCTGGCGACACCTTCACGGTCTATCCGGGCTGCGGCCGCACGAAGGCTGCCTGCGGGGTCTGGGCGAATCTGGACCGCTACCGGGGCTGGCCCTTCGTCCCACCTCCGGAGACGACCCGATGATCGCCGACGTCATGCTGGCCGCCCATACCCAGATCGAGCACCTGCCCACCGAGGAGCAGCAGCAGCGCCTGGCCGTGGTCCAGGAGGCCCTCTGCTGGCTTCAGACGCCCTACCACCACCAGGGCCGCGTCATGGGTGCCGGGGTGGACTGCGGCATGCTCCTGGCCGAGGTCTACGAGGGCGCAGGCATCCTCCCCCGCGTCGTCCCCGACGATTATCCTGCCGACTGGCACCTACACCGGGATGGCGAGCGCATGAAGGCCCTGGTGGCCACCTACGCCCACCCCGTGGCCATCGCGCTGCCCGGGGACATCGCCCTCTTCCGCTACGGGCGCTGCCTCAGCCACGCCGCCATCGTCATCGAGTGGCCCGTGATCGTCCATGCCTTCATCGACGCCGGCGCGGTCGTCCTCGATGACGCGGTGGCCAACCAGGACCTGAGCGAGCGCCTAGCTGGCTTCTGGTCGCCGTGGGGAGGTGCCTGATGGGCGGCCGCGGGCATAGCACCAGCACCACCGAAGACGTCCTGGCTGGGATCCAGCTCCAGACCTCGTCCTATGGCGGGGTCCTGCCCATCGTCTACGGCACCAACCGCATCCCCGCGAACCTGGTCGACTACGACGACTTCACGGCCGTGCCCCACACCAGCAGCCAGCAGGTCGGCAAGGGTGGCGGCGGTGGCTCCACGATGACGAACACGACCTACACCTACACGGCCGGCGTGATCCTGGCGCTCTGTGAGGGCCCGGTCGTCGGCATCAACCAGGTCTTCCGGGATAAGGAGATCGGGAGCCTCAGCGGCTACGGGCTGACCTTCTACACCGGCACGAGGCCCCAGACGGCCTGGCCAACCTGGACGTCGAAGCACCCCACCAAGGCCATCGGGTACAGCGGCACGGCCCTGATCTGCGCGGCCGCCATTGATCTCGGCACCTCCGGGACCATGAAGAACGACTCCTTTGAGGTGGTCGGATTCTACGCGACCCAGCAGGATCCGAACGCTCTGGCAGCCTACGACGCCAAGCCGAGCGACATCATCCCCGATTTCCTGACGAATCCCTACTATGGCGCGGGCTGGAACTCGGCGCAGATCGCTGACCTGGTCACCGGGGCAGCCAGCTTCGCGACCTACTGCCAGGCCATGGGCTTCGTGCTGAGCCCCGCCTTCACGGAACAGAAGCCCGCGACGGCCCACCTGCAGGAACTGCTGGACGCCACCAACTCGGAGGCCGTCTGGACCGCTGGCGCCACTTCGATGGTCCTCAAAATCGTCCCCTATGGCGACCAGCCCCTCACGGCCAACGGGACCACCTTCACCCCGAACACGACCCCGCTCTACGACCTGGGTGTCGACGACTTCCTGGTGGACAGCCCGGATGAGGATCCGATCTCGGTCTGCATCACCAGCCCCCAGGACGTGAAGAACTGCGTCCCGGTTGAGTTCATCGACAGGCTGAACGCCTACAACATCAGCATCCTGGACGACCCCGAGCCGGTGGACGTGGCCCAGAACGGCACGAAGAAGGACTCACCCATCGTGCTCCACTCGATCACCCGGGCTGCCCACGCGCTCCAGGTCAGCCGGATCCGCGCCCAGCGGAACGTGAACGTGCGCCGGACCTACACCTTCAGGGTCGGCTGGAAATACATTCTGCTCGAGCCCATGGTCGACCTGGTCACCCTCACCGAGCCCTTCATCGGCTTGGACCACAAGATCTGCCGCATCGTGAGCATCGACATGCCGGATGAAGGCACCGAAGAGGAGGGCCTCACCATCACGGCTGAGGAATGGCCCTTCGGGACTGGCACGGCGACCCTCTACACGACCCAGACCACCGATGGTACGGCGCCCAACGTCAACGCGGATCCGGGCAATGCCAACACGCCCGTGATCTTCGACGTGCCGGCCCTCTTCAGCGCATCCGGAGGGCCGGAGGTCATGATCGCCACCTCTGGCGGGGCGCTCTGGGGCGGCTGCGAGGTGTGGGCATCGTCTGACGGCACCACCTACGCGCTGGCCGGCCAGATCTCGGCGCCCGCGCGGCACGGGGTGCTCACGGCCAACATGGCGGCCGGTTCGACCCAGCAGGACACCACCTCGACGTGCGCAGTGGATCTCACTGTGAGCAAAGGCACGCTGCAGAGCGTGGCCGCCCAGGTGCCGCGGGATGGTCAGAGCCTCTGCTGGTGTGACGGGGAGCTGTTCGCCTACCAGGACGCCACTCTCACGGCCGCGAACAAATACACCCTCCAGACTCTGCTGGTCCGTGGGCTCTATGGCACCACCCAGGCGTCTCACCTCAGCGGGAAGACCTTCACGCGAGTGGACGCCGCCCTGGCCAGGGTTGCGGTGCCTGCGGCCCGCCTGGGGGCGCTGCTCTACATCAAGCTCGTCTCCGTGAATCTCTGGGGCGGCGGAAAGCAGTCCCTCGCCAGTGTCCCGGCCTACACCTTCACGCCGGCGGCCGTCTCCCTCCCATCGCCAACCTCGATCACGATCACGATCACCTAAAGGCGCGACGATGCCCGGAATTAACACCCTAACCGACACGGATAACACTCAAAACACTTCCCCGACCGGAGGCTCTACCGGAGGCCCCGCGATCGTCGCGACGAAGACGGTCACGGTCTCATGGGTCTTCCCGTCGTCTTACAACCCCCTGATTCTCGGGTTCGAGGTCATCGCCTACACCGGAACCGATCCGACGGACAACTCGAAGTGGTTGTTTAAGTCCGTCGGGACCGATCCGACGGTCCGGACCCTCATCAAGACGATTGCGCCGAGCGTCTCCGCGGCCGTCGTCCATGCTTCTGTAAGGGCGATCTATGCCTAATGGACCTTGGGGATCAACGACGACGCCGGCCTCGATCACGCCGGCATTTATTGACATTTTCGCGGGGGCGTCGGTCTCCTGGGGCGCGATCATTGGTGGCGCGGCCCAGGCGGCGCCGTCGGGGGGATGGACGGGGAACCACGGCGCGATGACGATGGCCGCCCTCACGGCGACCTCCGCAGTTCTGCCCAATAACGAATCCTGGCGCGGTCAGGGAACGGGCGTGGAAGCCGCTACAAAAATCAACCTCATTCGCACGACTACGGCCAACAAAATCGAGATTGATGCTTCGGGGTTCGGGACGATTTTCTATGGCGGGATCGGCGCCGTCACGATGGGCGCCCTCTTGGCGACGTCAATCCAAGGTCTAAATCTCTTGACGATGTACTCGGGAAGTTACCCGTCGTCCTACCCGACGACGCTTTCGGTCGGAAGCTCCGCCGACGGGAAACTTCAACTCGGCAACAACGCGCACAATGAGATCGTCGGCGGATCTACATCGGCGGGCGGATACCTCCGGTTCTGGGTCAACAATACGTCGGCCTATAATGCGACGCCGAACGGGATCCTCGTCCTCACCCTTGCCAATACAGGCGCGGCGACGTTCGCCTCGACCGTCTCCGCTTCCAATGAAGTGAAATCGGCCACCGGGTTCAAGGTAACGGCCAGCGCCACCGCAGAGACAAATGGATATGTTGCTTTCCTCGAATCTGACTACGGTCCTCAGTCGCTTCGCCTTTCATCGCGCTCTGGCAAGGTTCTGACCGCCGACAACTATGGGTCGCAGACGAACCTTTGGGCCAATAACATTGTGGCGCTCTACGCCGATGCCTCTGCAAAAGTGGATCTACCTGTCGTTGGCGCGTCGGTCGCAGGTTCCCTCATCCTCACCCTCGGCAATGTCGGCACCAACGCCGCGACCCTCCAGGCTGCGGTCGCCTCCGCGACGGCGCCGAAGGTCGGGACGTACGCGCAAATGATCGCTTGGACCGTCGCCGCGGGGACGACGCCGTACTGGTACGCGACCGACGTCACAGAGACGGACGGACTCCTCGGCAAGCTCTATCAATGGTCGGGCTCGGCCTGGGTCGCCGTCGGAACGCCTCAGACGGTCGTCGGCCGGGTCATCGCCGGCGTGATCTCTGCCGGCGCGGTCGGAGCCCAGGCGATCGCCGCCGACGTCGCATTGATCGGACAGGTCCTCCGGTCGACGGGGTTCACGGCCGGGACCTCAAGCGTCGCGCCCTCGGGGTTCAAGTTCTCGGGGACGGCCTTCACGGCGACCCTTCTCGACGGGACGACCCTCTCGGTCTTCGGCGAACTCGGCGCGGATCTCTCGATCGGAGGTCTCAAGGCCGCCGTGATCGCGAACCGGGTCCGGGGGAACCTCTTCACGCGGAACACGGCGGGGACGACCGACGTCTTCATCCCGGACGGGGTCGTCTCGATCGAGGTCACACTCCAGGCGACCGGCGGGAACGGCGCATCGTCTTATGGCACAGGCGGCGGCGGCGGTCAGTACATCAAGGCGAACGTCACGGTCAAGCCTCACAATACCTATCGCCTCACCCTGGGCGCCGCGGGCTCGAACTCGACCTTCTCCTGGGTCTCGTTCGACGGGACCTCCGGGTTCACGACCGACTCGGGATTCTCGACGGTCACGGCGACCTGTGGCGCCGCGGGGACGGCGGGGAGTGGATCGGGCGCGAACGGCGCCGACGTCGGGTTCTCATTCCCGGGTCCCGAGTCATCCTGGAACAGCACCGGGTCGGCCGCGGGGGACGGTCTCCCCGCTGGGGCGATCTCCCAGGCGGGTCGCGGCGGTAATATCTACGGACTCGGGTCGGGCGGGAACGGCGCCGGAACGACGGCGACGAAGGCCGGCGGAGGCGGCGGCGGAGCATCAGCGACGGGGTCCGGCGGGAACGGCAGCACAAACCCCTTGAACGGTTCCGCCGGGACGAGTGGCGGCGGAGGCGGCGGGGGCGCGGCCGGCGGCGCCGGCGGCGTCGGGTTCGTTCGGGCGAAGTGGTAACAACCTGGGGCGTCGTCCCCTTCATGGAGGCCTTATGGCAGCGAAAGAGATCACCCTCTCCGGGACCCCGAAGAGGATCACAGTCGGGACCGCCCTCAACCTGAACCGGACCGCCGTCAAGGGATCCGCCGGCGCCCCGCCGACCGTCCAGTTCGGCGTCGGGATCCAGGTCTCGGACGAGACCTATCTCGTCGACGACAAGGACGTGAAGCTCGAGCTCCTCGCCTCGAACGAGAACCCGCAGTATCTCGGCTACAACCCCGAGGAGACCGCGGCCTTCTACGCCATCCCCATGAAGACCGCCGACGGCGTCGATACCTGCCTCGGGGACTTCATCTCGGATCAGATGGACGTCGCCATTCGGGCGAAGCTCGCCGCCCAGGCCGCGGCCCTCGACGCCCAGGCGAAGAAGGCCTAACCTTTCCTCATCCCTTGCGGGGACGTCCCCGCCCTCCGGAGCCTTCCATGAACCAGACAGAAAGCATCTCCCCGACCGACATCTCCCTCTTCTCCGACGCTCAGGCCGGCGTCGCCGCGGCGAACGCGACGGTCCAGTTCGCCTTGAACCACCTCGCGAAGGTGTACGGATTGATCGCCGAGGATCAAGTCAATTTCAAGACCGGCGAGATCACCCGCGCCCCTCGCGCCGCGGCGGTCCCTCCGGCCGCGATCGAGAAGGTCGTCAAGGCGACCCCCCGCAAGCGATGACCTAGGTCGTCCACTACCGAGCGCCAGGCGCAGGGCCCCCTTCACCGGGGGCCCTTTCCGTTCCTGAGTCACTCTCCCGAGAGGGCGTGCCGAAAACGTGCCACTCTTCGAAAACGAGGCGCAACAGTCAGCACTTACGAGCAACGAACAGCAATAGAGCCACCCGCCGTCATCAACGCCAGATAAGCGAAAAGCCCCGTAGATTGGGGCTTTTTCTTGGTGGTCCCGGAGCGATTCGAACGCCCGACCCTCAGATTCGTAGTATCCGGAAGACCTAGCGCTGGTGCGGTTCTTCGTGGTGGCCGTGCCGAATCCGCGCCAGTCTCAATTAGGATGCCCCGAAACCCATGTCCTGGGCCAGGCCTTCCTGAGCTTCCTTCCGGACCTCGGAGGCCAGCTCGTAGTAGCTGTTCGTGGTGCTCTCCTCGGCGTGGCGGGCCATCTCCTGCACCTCCCGCAGCGGGGTCTTCCGGCGCAGCAGGTGTGTGATCCATGTGCCGCGCAGTCGGTGGGCGGTGACGCCCGGGGTCTTCATCTCAGCGTTGGCCGCCCGCATGGCCGCCCTGGTGAAGGTGGCCGGGTGCGGGATCTCCGTGCCGTCCTTCAGGGTCTTCCAGGGCAGGATGCGCCCCAGCCGCAGACCTCGCA